CCGTTCCCCCGCCCCCCAGCCTGGACGAGCTGGCGGAGCAGCACGGGGACCACGACCCCGAGACCTTCTGGCCGGTGCTCAAACTGAAGCTCCCGCCCGAGGTGTTCGAGCGATACGAGTCCACCCTGCGCGTGATGCCAGGCGGTGACGATGCGGCGAAGTTCGCGGCTTTGCTGGATCGTGTGAGCCTTGTATGACGCGCATCCCCCTCGTAGACGTCGTCATGCCGCACAACGCCTTCGCGCAGCAGGCGTTAGCGCCCCGTGGCAGGCAGCTTCGGATCCTGCTCTCCTACCACTACTTCGGGAGGGAGGACCTGGACGCGCTGCTGGCCAAGCACTTCACCGAGCCATACCCGGAGATCTTCCTGGACTCCGGCGCCTTCAGCGCGAAGACCCAGGGCGTGACCATCAACATCCAGGACTACATCGCCTTCATCAAGAGGAACCAGCACCGTCTGACGACCTACTCCGTGCTAGACGTGATCGGCAACGCCGCGGCGACCAGGGAGAACCAGGCCCGCATGGAGGACGCCGGGCTTGCGCCTCTGCCGTGCTGGCACGCCGGCGAAACCTGGGATGACCTGGAGTTTTACGTCGAACGCTACCCCTACATCGCCATCGGCGGCATGGTGCCCTACTTACGCTTCCCAAAAAAGCTGATTCCGTGGCTGGTGCGTGCCTTTCAGATCGCCAAGGGCCGCAGCGTCTTTCACGGCTTTGGTGCGACATCCTGGAGGATCGCGTCCATGGTGCCATGGTATTCCGTGGACTCCTCCACCTGGGCGTCTGGTGTCCGCTACGGCCTGGTCAATGTGTTCGACTACCGGGCCGGGAAGTTTCACACGCTCCGCCTCGGGAACGCGCAGGACTGGGCAACCCACGGCAAGCTGGTCCGCCAGCTCGGCTTCGACCCGCAGGACTTCGCCGACAGGTCCAGGAACGAGCGCGAGACCATCTGTGGGCTCTGCGCAGTGTCCTTCATGGAAGCGGAGCGGTGGCTCCAGGCGCGGCACGGCCACATCGTCATGCCGCAGCGTGAGCCTGGACTTCGGCTCTACCTTGCCAACCCGCAGATGAAGGACTACACGCTCGCCCAGCAGGCCATGAGGAAGGCAGGACGATGAAGAAGGCGGTGGTGATTGTGTCCGGTGGTATGGATTCCGTGACTCTGGCGCACTTCTACGCGAAGAACGGCTTTGAGCTTTCGCTGCTGTCGTTCAACTACGGGCAGAGGCACGCCAAGGAGATCCAGTTTGCCGCGGCGTGCGCGGAACGCCTGGGCGCAGAGCATCGGGTGGTGGACCTGTCCAGCCTGCGGTCCCTGCTCCCTGGCTCCGCCCTCACCGACGACATAGAGGTGCCGGACGGACACTACGCAGCCGAGAACATGAAGGTGACGGTGGTGCCAAACCGCAACGCCATCATGCTCGCGGTGGCTTGGGGGCACGCCGTAGCCATCGGCGCGGAGGTTGTGGCGTTCGGCGCGCACGGCGGGGACCACTTCATCTATCCCGATTGCCGGCCAGAGTTCTACCGGGCCGCTGGCCTGGCCTTCGCGATCGGGAGCGAAGGATTCGGCGACCCAGGCCTGCACCTGGAGGCCCCCTTCATCAACATGGGGAAGCACGACATCGCGGCGATGGGCGCCGAGCTGGGCGTGCCGTTCGAGGAGACCTGGAGCTGCTACAAGGGCGGCGACCTGCATTGCGGGACCTGCGGTACATGCGTGGAGCGCAAGGAGGCCTTCCGGCTGGCCGGACTCCAGGACCCAACCGTCTACGAGGTGATGCCGTGATCGTCATTATTCCGTGCGGCGGAAAGAAGCGGCCCGGAAAGTGGCCAGCGTTTCAGCTCTACAGCGGAGCCTATTTCTTGGCGACTCTCCGCGCTGCCCTGCGGTTGGCCCAGCGTGATCGCGTGTTCATCCTCTCTGGGAAACATGGCCTCCTCCGCCTAACGGATCAGGTGGAGAGCTACGAGCAACGGATCGATGAGCCCGGCGCCGTTCCTGTGGCGAGAGTGAAGGAGCAGGCGCGAGCGCTCGGCATCGCCTCTGAGCCTCGCGTCTTGATATTGGCCGGCTCCAGTTATTCATCCGTTGCGAAGCAGGTCTGGCCACACGCTGAGACCCCGCTGCTTGGCATGGGGATTGGATTCCAAATGCAGTATCTGTCCCGTCTGGGCATGGAGGCATGATGCACACCGTCACCCGCACCCATGAAATCGCCTGCGGGCACCGGGTCTTCGGCCACGAGTCGAAGTGCGCCCACCTGCACGGGCACAACTACACCATCGAATTCACCTGCGTTGGCTGCGGCTGCCTGGACGGGCTGGGCCGGGTGATCGACTTCGGGGTCATTAAGGAACGTCTGTGCGCCTGGCTTGAAGCAAACTGGGACCACCGGATGCTGCTCTGGGAGAAGGACCCCTTGGGCCCGGTGCTGGCGTACATGGACCCGAAGACAGTTCTCGTCCCATTCAACCCCACCGCCGAGAACATGGCGCAGTTCTTGGTGGAGACCGTCGGGCCCGAGGCCCTGCGCGGAACCGGCGTGGTCCTGCTCGGGGTTACGGTCTGGGAAACGTCCAAGTGCTGCGCCACCTTCGAGTTGAACCGATGATGATCCGCCTGAATGACCTCTACCTGTGCATCCAGGGCGAAGGATGCCTTGCGGGGACCCCGATGGTCCTCATCCGCCTTCACGGCTGCTCGGTTGGGTGCCCATTCTGCGACACGAAGGAGACCTGGGCGAACGACGAGGAGAACCGGGTGCCCGACCTCCACCAGGCCCAGGCCGACCCGTCAAAGTGGTGCGAGATGGAGGCCAGCGATGTTGCCATCGCCGCGTCCGAGATCAGGCAGGGTGCCAAGTGGGCCCTCATCACCGGCGGGGAGCCAGCAGACCAGGACCTGCACCAGCTGGTGGCCTGCCTGAACGCCTGCGGGTTCCTCGTGGCCGTGGAGACCAGCGGCACCGCCACCGGGCACATGGGCGCCGGGGTTCACTGGGTCTGCGTGAGCCCCAAGCTGGGGATGCCCGGCGCGAAGCCAGTGCTGCCCGAAGTGGTGAACACCGCGAACGAGATCAAGATGGTCGTCGGCAAGCCCGAGGACGTGACGAAACTGGAGGACCTGCTGGAGAGGTCCAGCTTCAAGGGGACGGTTTGCCTACAACCCATGAGCACGAACCCGGAGGCCACGCGCTTCTGCATCTCGACCTGCCAGCGGAAGGGCTGGCGCCTCTCCCTTCAGACCCACAAGTGGATCAACGAACGATGAGCCCTCTACAGCAGCACCCCAAGGTTGACTTCGAGCGCCTCCAGATCATCGGGCGCGACCTTCTCCTGGCCATCGGCGAGGACCCGACGGAGGACCGCATCAAGGACACGCCGCTGCGCTGGGCGAAGTGGTGGCGCGAGTTCATCGAGCACGACCCTGGCAATGTCGAGACCGTATTCGCCACCGAAGCCACGGACCAGATGGTCGTCGTGTCCGGCATAAGGGTCTGGAGCCTGTGCGAGCACCACCTTCTTCCGTTTTGGGCAAATGTCTCCATCGGCTACATCCCGAACGGTCATGTGCTTGGCCTATCCAAGTTCGGACGTATCGCCAAGGGCATCGCCTCCCGCCTACAGATCCAGGAGCGCATGGTGCAGCAGATCGCCGCTGAAGTGATGCGCCTCACCGGATCGCCGGACGTGGCGGTGCTGGCCCAGGGAGAGCACCTGTGCATGACGATGCGCGGGGTGCGGACGCCCTCCATCATGACCTCCTCCGTGATGGAGGGCGTGTTCCGCGACCGGCCCGAGGCCCGCGCGGAGTTCATGAGCATCGCCAAGAGTTGAGCCATGGCCCATGTCGGAATCCAGGAGATCTGTCGCGTGCTGGCCGGTGAGGGGAATGCACCCCTCACCACGGAGCGTATCCGGCAGCTCGTGAACGAGGGGATGCCCAAGGCGGGGCGGAACAAATACGACGCCGTGCGTTGCATGTACTGGTATTTGGGCAAGCTCCGGCGCATGGTCACCCACAAGGAGACCGAGAACGCCGACGGTTCGGCCTCCAGCATCCGGGCAGAGCGGAAGCGCCTGCTGAAGGTGCAGGCCGACCGCGAGGAGCTGGAGCTCGCCCAGCTTCAGGGGCGCCTTGTGACGGTGGAGGACTGGGAGAAGGCGACGGCGGACATCGTTGCAGCGGCGAAGGCGCGGCTGCTAGCGGTGCCCGCACGTGTCGCCCCGCGCGTCCTGGGCGAGACCTCGCGCGTAATGGTTCAAGGCCTGATCGAGAAGGAGATCAAGGAGGCCCTCCAGGCGCTATGTGAGACGAAGTGATGGAGACCCACCCGACAGCCCTGGCTGCCCTTGAGGATGCAAAGGCCCGTGTGCGAGCCCTCTGGGCTCCACCGCCGGACATGACGGTGAGCCAGTGGGCGGAGCGGTTCCGCGTGATGGTCAAGGGCACAACGTCGCGGCCCGGGCCATGGCGCAGCGAGGTCTACCAGCGGGAGATCATGGACGCACTGTGCGACCCCCTCGTGACAGAGGTGGTGTGCATGAAGTCCGCGCAGATCGGCTGGTCCGAGATTCTCAACAACATCGTCGGCTACTTCATCGACCTTGACCCAAAGCCAATGATGTTCGTGGTCCCGCGCGAGAACGACGCGAAGGACTACGGGCGCAAGCGCATCGCACCCATGATCCAGGCGTGCCCGGCCCTGCGTGAGAAGGTGCGCGAGGCCAGGTCCAGGAAGGGTGGGAACACCCTGCAGTTGAAGGAATTTCCAGGCGGCTTCCTGAAGCTCACGGGGGCCAACTCCGGCGCCGGTCTGCGGTCGGACCCGGTGCCCATCGTCCTCTTCGATGAGGTGGACGCATACCCGGACGACGTGAATGGAGAGGGCGACCCCATCGAGATCGGAACACGCCGCACCGACCAGTATCCAGACTTCAAGATCCTGAAGGGCAGCACACCGGGCAAGC